AGGTAGTCATTAATGTCAGAAACTTACCTGCAAACTTTCAAAACACTCAAAATTATACTCAACAACAACAAATTCTCCAATTCTCATCTGAAGGTATTGCTCCTAACTCAGATGTCCATTTAGATCCAGTTTCATATAGTAAAGCTTTTATGGACTGTGTCAACGATGGACGTACTCATAATATTATTTCTTTCTTAGAGAGACCTATTATGATGACCACTGCAGCGTGGGCTACTACTACTGCGGCTGGTACTGTGTTACAGCAATACGAATTACCATGGGATATGTTATTCAAAGATATGTACAAAACTAAGGTGGATCGATTCTATGGTTTTCGTGCCGACGCCATGATTAGGGTACAAGTTAATTCTCAACCCTTTCAAGGTGGTCGATTGCTATTGAGTTGGATACCTGGTTATCGCTATTTAGGTAATAAACAACAATACTATTCTTCTTCAACAACATCTGCTGCAACTAATGTTAAATTTTTACCCGCTATCACTGGTTCACCTCATGTAGATCTTGATTTATCAACCTGCACTGAGGCTACTATGTGTGTGCCCTATATTAGTCCTTACTCGTTCTCCGAACTAACCAATGGTATAGGCTCTATGGGTCGGTTTCAATTAGTCGTCTACTCTCCTTTGAGTGATGTTGCTAGTACCGGTACCGTCGATTATACCATTTTTATGAACTTTAAAAACATACAACTTAGATACCCTACAGGATTACCTATATCAGCCACCGCACAGATCGGATCAGAAGCAGTGGAAGAAGCCGGTGGAGTAGGTATTGTTACCTCAACCGCCTCCGCTATATCTACTGCTTTAGGTGCTGTTACGGATATTCCTGGCATATCACAATTTGCCCAACCCGCGTTGTGGATATCGAAAGGTATTGCAGACGTCGCACGTCAATTCGGATGGTCTAAACCAACCTCTATTGAAGCGCCCCACGTTACAAAACTTTCTACCACACGTTTTATGGCAAATTCTGATGGCGTTGATACATCGCACATGTTGTCGTTGTTGTCTACCAATTCTCTTGAAACAGACGCGTCGCTTTTTCGTACTAATATTGATGAAATGTCAATCTCTCATATTGCACGGACTCCGTCTTATTACACCAGATTCAATTGGTCTGCATCGACTACAGCAGGTTCAGTGTTGTTCAGCGCGCCCATCACCCCAAACTTTTACCGTCATACTATATCCGCCACTCAGTATGCCCCTTCAACTTTAGCTTACACTTCAGCTGCATTCAGGCAATGGAGAGGTGGTATAAATTTTATATTTAAATTTGTTAAAACTAAATTTCATTCTGGTAGAGTTAGGATAATATACGTACCTGGTGATAATTCCGATGGTTCAGCTCTTCCCTCAAATTTCGATATAGATGCCAACTACTCAACTATAGTCGATTTGCGCTCTGACACTGATGTGGAGTTCAATGTTCCGTTTGTGGCTATCCAACAATGGTTACTCGTCGATAACGCTTTTCCTGGTACGGCACGTACGAACTTCTTCAGTACTGGCAATATTTATATGGTCGTACTCAATGAGTTACGTGCGGTTAGTACTGTTCAGAGTACAATCGAAATTTTAACTGAAGTTGGAGCGGCTGCAGATTTTGAACTGGCTATTCCACGTTTACCATCAATATATCCTAGTGATGTCACTTTCCCA